ATGGAGTGAATGCTTGATTAGGGTCATCATATGTATAGAAATATATTGTATTTAAAAAATATGACATGTTTAATGGATTAGTAATATAATTTGCAAAATTACTAATTAAATTATTTCTAAACTTATAGTAAAAATCTTTTCCATAAAATTCTAATCCATTATCTCTAAATGATTCTGCTAATTCTGAAAATGCAGCCCTAGAAGATGTCTCACTAAATTTCTCCTGTGATATATCAAAGTTTTCTATAGCTTCTCTTGCAGATTCACCTCTAACTGTTGCAGCAGCTTGATTCCACGATTCATCTATTATACCACCAATACCAGCCTGTTGAGTTCCATCACCTAGTTTTCCATAGAAGGCATAGATGTTGGTATTAAACTTCGGTGTTTCATCTGTTTTACCAGCAGTTATCTTATTTGAATATCCTCTAAAGAAATTATCTGTGAATTCAATAATTACATCTGAAGGAGTCTTAGGAGAAATACCTTGTGGTTTTCCTCTTGGAACCCAGTATAAATTTTTGATTCCCTTTCCCTTTATATCTTTTCTTACTGCATTTGCGTTATTTAAACCAATTTTAATATCTCTTGCAGCTGTCTCATCTGCATCAATTAACTTACATAAATCTTCAAAAGTAACTGGTCTACCTTCACCAGTTAATACTCCAGTTGATGCATTACCTTGTTTACAAGAATGATTTTCTAATTGTTCTGGTGTCATCGCAGGGTTGACTAAAAAATAAACAGTTAGGAATTCATTCACATTTGAGGATGCAGTGCTATCCTTTCGAGTAGTCATTCCAAGATGACCTCTAACTTGTCTCTTTGTTGTCTCAATACCATATGGTAAATCCTGTGTTCTACCTGTTGCTAATTGAAACTTGTACTTACCTGTAGACCTAAGAATTGTTTTACCTTGTATTCCTTCAGTTGCTTTAAATAATAATTCTCTTTGATTTACACCATCTATTCCCTCTCTCTTCAATGCAGATACAGTTTGCGTAACAGTAGCTGGATCCAAAACATAATATGGATTAGCAACGCCTCTTTGTTGATAATATGGTGATACTGTTGGCATTTACCTTATGCGTTCTACTTAATTTTAACATATTAAGTATTTATCGTCACCATCAGAGAGACAGTTTTACAACTGTCACCTCTCTAAAAAATAATGATTTATAATCTCAATCTTCTCGTGTGCTTGTGCAATGGCATTTATCTCACCATCGATAGTTCCCATCACATCTGGATGTTCGCCAATACCCACAGGTTGATTCAAATATATTTCAACGTTCTGTTGATGTTTTGCAATCAAACCATTGTAGTATGCAATCTGACTTTTTAGAATCTTGTCACGCAAATTAATCATAAGTCTCCTTCTAAACGATTTTCTGATTTGTAAACATCAAACTCTCCGCCTGGATATCTCTTCTTCAACTTCTCTACATTACCAGCAATGACATCATCGAGTGTAATGTTAAGTGCCATACATGCCTGCATCACATACCACATAACGTCACCCAACTCAATAACAAGATGTTTTCGATTGTGGTCACTCCAAGGTTTACCTTGGAAAACCATCTTCTTAACAATTTCCATAAACTCACCACCCTCAGCACTAACACCAACAGCAGCAGTAAGAAGCCTGTGAATATTGGAACCTTGTCCGTCAAGGTCCTCAAGACTCTCAACAAAAGATTGATAATCCTTACTGGGATCGGATGTGACACCATCCACGAATAAAGCGTACTTAGAAAGGTCAACGGTATGATCTGTGTAATTGATGTTTGGTTGTTGATTGTTATGTGTGTTGTAATCTCCAGACATTTTTAAAACTTAAACTCGGCAAATTTCTTTGTTGTTTTATCTTCTTCATTATACTCTACATCCTGTCCACTGTCAAGCAAATCATCTTGTGCTTGTTGTTCACAATCATATAATCTCATTTTTGTTCGATCAACTCCAATCACAAATCTCCGATTATATGTTGGGTCATTATATCTATTCTTCAGTTGTTTGACCATTATCTGCCCCAACCCTTCAAGTTCCTCAGTAGATATAAGAGCAAACATAAGATCAGCAGTGGCTGGAAGACCAAAGGATTCACTTGTATCAGTAAGATCGACATCACTACTACCATAGCCAGAGCGAGTCGTCTGAGTAGCGGAGACGATAGGTACATTAGCTTCAACTGCAAGCCCACGGAGTTCTTCCGCAATCGCTTTAATATAGGAGTAAGAATTGACATTGTTATTTGTACGATAACGTGACGATGCACATATATTTAAGTAATCTATGAATATTATATCAGGTACAAATGATTTTTTCAATGCAAGTTCATTGAGTAATGATTTAAAATGACCTGAATGTGCAGCTGCAGTAGGATACTCTTTAATTATAAGAGTTCCTTGTGTTTTCTTTGTAATATTATTTACCTTACTTTCAAACATAGGTTTGGGAAGTTCAGTTATATTTTGTATATTTACATTTAATAAGTTTGCATCAATTCTTTCTGCAATCTTTTCTTCTGCCATTTCAAGAGTAATGTATAGAACATTCTTACCATCTAAAAGGACAGAACTAGCGTGATGACACATGAACAAAGATTTACCTACACCAGTTCCCGCAAGTGCAATATTAAGTGTTTTGTTTGGAAGACCTCCCTTTGTAATTTTATTAAAGAGTTCAAGGTCAAATTTAATTCGACTTTCTTTCCTGTGGTAGGATTCAAATCTTTCCTCATAGTCTTCCAAATAATCGTGACCTACATGATTATCGAAAGAAACAGCCAGAGCGTCAGAGAGAATGCTAGGAATAGCATCCCTTCCTTTTTTGTCATCTTGTCCATCTGCAAGTGCAATTGATTCCATGAGTGCCAAATATATAGCACGATCACGACACCATTTTTCAGTTGAGTCTAGTAACCATTGATTATCAACTGGTGCATCATCAAATGTTTTTGTTGTTTCTCTCGCTTCTTTTATCTCTGTTTCTGTTAGATCAGTACGATTTTCTATTTCAATATTAAGTGCTTCGATTGTAATTGCAGCATCATACTTAACTATAAACTGAGAAATTTCTTGAAAGATAACTCTCTCAGTTTTATTCTCAAAATAATCTGGTTCTATGAACGGAATAACTTTACGAGAGAACTCCTCTTCACAAACTAAATTACGAAGTATAGTAGTCTCAATTCTTTCCATAGTGGATGTATGTACTCATAATATATTTTGAATTACTTTTAGGAGGTAATCCTGTGTGTGGATAATCCCAAGTTGGTGGGAATATTAATACTCTACCAGAAACTGGTTGAATATTCAAGTCATGTAACGGAAACAAAGTATTTCCATCATTATCATTCAAATAAAATAAAAATGCAACTCCTCTCAGTGAAGAATTGTAATCTGTTACATCAACATGTTCATCAAATCTTTCATTCCCATTATTTTTATAACGTTTGATTCTAAATTCTTCTAATTCTCTTAGAGGTGGTGCATAATAATTATTAATTTCTTTTCTATATTTTTTATAAATTTCTGCAATAAACGGTATTAATAAACGAACAGTATCTGAGGATACCATATTTAGATTAAGTTGTGTGAAACAAGGGCAACTATTGTAATCTATAAAATGTTGATGTTGTACATTTGTCTCAAATAATTCAATCAAACTTTTACAAATATCGATAGGTATGACATTATCGTATACTTTAACCATATGAATATTCTTCTCTTGCAATATCGTCTAACTTTTGTAACACTTCTTCTGTAAAATATTTGTCTGGATTTTTGTATATTTCTTTTGCATATACTTTCTTACCATCCATCTCATATCTACCCGCAACATTTTTCCAGAGACCACCTTTCTCCCCTAAATCTAAAAGACCATAGTATTTGTCTAATCCTCTATCATCATAATATAATCGAATTTCGACTTCTTTATTTTCTTTACTTAAACGTGATTTATGAGTCTTTGCCTTGATAATATTTCCAATGACATCTTTTCCGTCTTTTTCTTTCTTCTTGGTAAGATAGATGATTGTAGATGCAGCATACTTGAGACCGCTGCCTCCTCCCATTTCTTTAGTTGGGACGTAAGATCCGATAACATCATAGGTGTGATTAGTAACAATAAGTGGAATGTTTGCTTGACCAAGTTTGAGTGTAAGCATTCTGAATGCTCCTTTAACAAGTTGAGATTTGGTCATATCTCTGACTTGTTTATCATTTAGGGCATCCGTAATTTCTTTCTCTGTAGAAAGCATACCTAGAGAGTCTAACACAAACATACAAGGTTTGCGATTCTCTTCCTCTGTCTTAGAGTATATATCTACTGCCTTCAATGCCTTACCACGAAACTCTTCAATTGTTACGACATTGACAACAACCAATCGTGTTAAGTCAACCCCACGAGACTCAAGTAATCCTTTGTTGACAGCAGCCTCGGTGTCAAAATAAAGGCAGTAACCATCAGGGTTATTATCCAAAAAGTTTTTGACAACAGCCAAGGAAAAATAAGTCTTTCCAGTAGAGCTTTCGCCAGCGATGGCAGTAATCTTATTACTAGATACACCACCATAAATGGAACCGCTAACCACTGCATTAAAGATGTGTGATCCTGTGTCGATGAATCTTTCTGTTTCATCTATGTCCTGTGCGACTTTTGTAAAATCATCTCCAATCTCTTTTACAATTTCTTTCAAGAAATCCATTCTTTACCCTCTTTACGATGATGTACTTCAACATAGGCTTGACACTTTGGACAAGATAAATTAGTTACGAAGTCATATGCATGATCTTCGCCATAGAACTCTTCTTCTAAATCGTGGTCTCCACCCCAGATGAGTTCAGTGCCACAGTGCCAACAATCCATTTTATTTTTATTATACTATTTTTATTTCAATTCGTCAAGGTATTAGGAAAAAAATAATTCTAGGTTTACAGTTTTTTCAACATTCCACCCAATTGCATCGAGGATTGCTTTAAGTGGCTCAACAAAACTTTTGTCAAATTGTAAATCGTAATCAACATACTTCTCAAGTCCAAGTTCTCTCGGAAAGTCTTGAATGAATGATATTACATTCTCTTGAATGATATTTGGTTTTTGTAGATAAAGAAATTTGACTTTCTCTCCATTACTGATGAGTGAATATTTATTGTCCAACTTTTTCGCTTTTACATAATGATTAAACAATAATGCACCCCGTATATGTATAGGAGTTCCCTTTTCATATATTGTAGAATGTGCTTTATACTTTTGAACATTTGATGCAGTGCGAGGAAATGCAATCTCTTCTGGTGGTAATTTTTTGAATTGTTTTCGAGATTCGTCAATAAATTCAATGACATCTTCTTCAGTGCCATTCATCATCAACTTAAGTGCATTTTTAATTAATGTACGACAAGGTGCAGGAGTTGAAGATTTAACTGCTTCAATACCCATCATCTTAAGATTTGGTTTTTCATATCTAACACCTTCACTATCCCATACATTTAAAATATATCTTTTCTTTGCTGTCCAGATACCACGGTCTGCGATGTTCTCACGTTTCATAAACATCTTCTGGTCGTAAGCATTTACGTAGTTCGCCAACGTTTCATAAGAACTCGTAATATACTTTTCAAGTTCCATCTCACAGATCTTATTAAGGAACGACACAATGCTTTCATTAGTCGTCTTTCTCCCCTTGTATACAGTTTCAACCAAAGGACCCAAGTTAAGATAGATAGAATCAGTATCACTAGCAATAACATAATCTTCATTCTCCGTTTTTAAAATTTTGTTTAGATACTTGTTCATACGGTTTTCTATCCAACGGATAGAAACCTGACCAGATAGTGTAATAGCTTCTGCGTTGGCAAGTTTATAATAGCGAAAATATTGATTACCAATAGCACCATAAGCAGAGTTAAGGGAAATCTTTTTTGCCATCTGAATATTGTTACATCTGGCAATTTCTTTTTCAAGATTTTTTGTGGGGG